AAATATTAAATAAATTTACTAAACACAATTCTTCAATTCTATTTTTTTTATTTCTTTTTACCTCAATTACCGAAACAGAACTTTGATTATTTGATGTATCTTGTGAACGTGCAACGTCAATACCAATATAATATTCTCCATCTTTATCTGCCTTAACTTTTGCTTTGTTTAAAGTACGCAAATTAAGAAATTTATTAATATCAACTAATGCACCATCAATTGAACCAACCCATTTTGATTCATAATTTTGTGCAAATGCAATAGGAGACATATTCTTTTTCTTATCTAAAATTTGTTGTTTAGTAGAACCCCTTCCATACCAACATCCCAAATGCCAATCAGAACCTATAACCAACTTTCCTTGTAAATCAACCATATCATCAATCATTCTAATACTTCTTGAAAATTCATCACTACCTCTAAATCCTGCGGTGGTATAAAAATTAACTTTTTGACTTAATTCTTCAGGGTTTAATATACCTAATTTACCAACAGTTAATCTACCATGCTCAACAATAGGGAAGAGGGCGTCTTGAAATGTAAAGTCATCAATCAATGCGGATTCCTCAATCATAATTACATTACGTCTTTGTCCTTTTGATGTGGAAGAATTTGCCAATACGTCTATCCTAGAATTATGTATAAATTTAATTTCTGCATCATTTTTAGAAAATTTAGCTTCATAAATTTCATTTTTAAACCAAGGATATTTTTTAAGTATGTCATTATATTTATCTTTTAATAATTCTGCTGCATTTTCTTTTGTTTGAGCCGTAAGTGAAAATTCAATTGAAGGGAAAAATACACAAGCTATAAACATTACTATTTCTTCATTAAATGTTTTTCCCCAACCTCTAGGATATACACCATACATACTTAAAAACCGCATTGCAATTCTCATAAAAGTACGCTGGTCTGAATGAAGTTTAATTCCTCCATTTTCTGGTTTTATTAAATCTAGCCAAAGGTCGGGATACCACCTGGCCCAAGACACAAAATCTACATATTTATCAATATTGCTTCTTAACAAACTGTATTCTTCAACTCCTGTTGCTTCAACAGTTGCATTAAATTCTGGATTATAATTATTTCTTCCCTCTTTTGTAGTGTATTTAGCATTATCGCTTTGAAATTTACCATAAGAAGACATTTTATTCACCTTCTTCTTTAATAAATTTAATTATATTTACTCTATTTTTTTCAGTGGTATCATCTGTAAAAATATTATATGGGTCACCATATTGTTTAATATAATCTTCTTTTCTTCTATCATAAAAAGAATATACATCTGAATATTCACACAATGGTAAACCTTTCATATCTCTGACATAATTCACATAGCACCATATATTGAAATCTAAAGCATCATTTGGTCTATATTTAAATCTTGGTAATATAGGAATAATATCAACTTCTTTTTCTACTGCTTGAGACAATTCTGAAAAAGTAGATAATCCATCAGACAAATCGGCTTTACTCAATTGACTAGGATTTATTTTTGCAGCAGTTGCTGCATCTTTAGCCAATGCACCCCATTCTTTTGCTTCTTTTACATCACTTTTAGCAGTAGCCAATTCTTCCTTTACTCTATATCTTATATAATTTAATAAAGCTTCTGTATGCATATTTGTTTTTTCGGTATAATTATTCTTTAAAAACAAATATTTTTTTTCAAAAGCTTGGTACTCTTCTGGTTTATAACCAATACCCCATTTATCAATTATTTCCTCTGTAATTATAAAATTTGATTTGTTTTCATGTTGTGATACTGCTACGTTTTCATAATTTAATTGATTTTCAATTTCTGGTAATATTTTAGAATCTACCCAACCTAAATTACGATATTGAACCATTGCTAGATTTTTCATATAGCAACCAAAAGCATCCATTTTATCTTCTAAAGAAGAACGCCATATATTATATAAAAATGGCTTATCGATAAGTTGTAATGTGTTTTTAACTTTATCTAATATTACATTCCCAAATTCATCACTTATCATTTTTTTTAAACATTTCTTGCAATAGGGGATACGTCCCGATTGATGTATAGGATTATAACTAACATAATAATCTTTCAATGGAAACGGATCGGTACATGCTGCACATGATATTTTTTCAACTTTTTTTTGTGGCTTTGTTGCCACATTTTTATTCTTTTTTGTGTTTGCCACAAACTTCACTTCTCCTTATATTCTTATTTTTCTTTAAATATTTTGGAACACAAAAATACCCATCCTAAATCCTAAATAGGGTAAAGGATAGGTACTATCTGTCTCAAACTTTACAATCCAGTCTATAAAACACATATTTTATTAAACAATTTCATCAATAAATCCCATTTCCAATGCCTTTTCACCCAATACATACGTTTCAATACGTCTTATCTTTTTAAGTTGATCCTCTGTAATCTTGGTCTTTTTTAATATTAATTCAGTAATTTTATCATCAACCTCACCTTTGTAGAAGTCCATTACATCTTCAACTTCATTCGCATTGCCACCTAAACTATAACTGCCTTTATGCAAAAGAAAGACTGTATTTTTACTACCTGTACGATGTTTACATGCTAAAGTAATATAAAGAGCAGCCGAAGCAGCTACAGATAAAACCTTTGCGTGTATAGGAATTCTTGATTCCTGTATTAATCCTATAAGATAGAGACAAGGATCAATATTTCCACCATATGAATTTATCCATATCGTGATGGGTTTTAACTTATCTTCGGGTATATCTTGTTCTTCTATATTTTTTATAAGAATAGGAGTGGCAATATAGTCAATTGTTGATTCGTCAATTTCTCCATTGAGGTAGAGAATTCTTTGCTTCCATAACTGTTTGTACAAATCGTCATATATACCATCTGAGGATAGAGTTTTTAAATCTAAAAACAGTTCACTCATATGTATCACACTTTAATCCTTTCGGGGATATTTTTTATAAAATTGTTAGTTTAAATCGTAATCATAGATACAATCCACGCCAATTTCATTACATACACAAATTAACTGCTGTGGAACACCAAATATTCTTTTAGATATACAATAGTCATCAACACCTAATACTGAACCAGACATAAGTAACTTAATACCTTGTATATTGTTTATAGCATTGTGATGCAAATGTCCTGTACAAATCGCATATGGTTTATTTTCAAGCATCATAGTAATATTACTAATGAGTGACTTTTCGTTATCATAATCACCATGTACTGACAAATAAGACTTACCACGAATATTAAATATAGACATAGTATCATCAATATTATCTTCCAAAACAAATATATTCTGCTTGTTCTGCAATCTAGCTTTTATATACCAAGGCACAAGATCATCTAGTCTCTCACTTTGTATGCTATCGTTTTTAGTATTTAATCTTGAATGATTACCTGCTACAACGTTAAAATAAACATTGTTAAAATTATTACTTAATTCATTTAAAAACCAAGCAATAACTTCTGAAACACCCATAATTTGTTGTATTATATTTTCTTTATTTGCAACTTGAATTGGAATATGTATATTACCACTAATTAAATCACCATTTGCATTTACAAAACAATTTTCAGATTTATGTAATTTCTTTACCGATAATATTTTATCAAGATATTTCTTTAGTCTTTCAACACAAATTTCTGAATTATATTTATTCCAATGATTATCTACTTCAATTCCAAAATGAAGATCGCTCAAACTTATTAACAAATCATTATCAGAAATAGTTATATCGTTCTGTTTATATGTGAGTTTAGGTAATTCATTATTCTTTATTGTATTTTCAACAATATTAAATAATTCATCCCAACGTGCATCAACTCGTATATCTTTATTATAGGCTGTTCTTTGGTCATAGAATCTTATTTTTTCTTTTTCAAATTCTACTCTTTTAATTTCATATTCCTTCAGAACATTATCATCAGAAAGACCTTCTTTTCTTGCATCTGTATATCCTTCTTCATATGCAGAAAACCATTTCCTATATGTGCTTTCATTAAAATTATTTTCAGTTTCTTTGTTGATTAATTCTGCTATAGATTTTGAATTCAAGTTATATAAATCTTTATTTCTACATAAACGCAGTTTATATGACTTGATTGACTCATTCTCTTGGCGAGTTAACTCATTCAATATTTTTACCTCTTTACTTATTTATTTTTACCCTAAAATATCGACCAAATAGGGTAGGGGAGAGGACTCCAAAATTTACTTCAATAATTCATCTGCTTGTTGAGCCACAAAACTGCGCTCTTGATTAATTAAATTAATGCAAGCGAAATTTTTCTGTCCTTGATATCTTTTAATTACTTCATATAATCCATTATTTGTAGCTGTATTTCCTTTTTTATCAATCTGATTAAATGAACCAATTAAAATTACCTTACTAGAATTACCTGCCCTAGATATGAATGTTTTCAAATCATCTTTACTTGCATTTGCACATTCATCATATATCATAAAACTATCATCTAAAGTTGTCCCTCTTAAAAATGATATAGGTACTTCTTGATATTTCTTTTCGTCCATCAACTTATCTATATCTTCTTGACCTTCACCAAACATTAAATCTAACAACTTTTGCAAATTAATTCTGCTTGGAGACATAAAAGGACTTATCTTATTTCCTAATTCTCCGGGTAAGAAACCGACCTTCTCATTTGCGACTTCCGTCATATTACGAGTATATACAATGCTTTTACTCTTATAATTACCTCTTTTATTTTTACTTGGTTTATTTACTTGAAATAAAGCATTGGCTAGTGCTGTCCAATTTTTCCCTGTTCCTGCACAACCTGTTATTACTATTATATCAATGAAGTCACAATTCATAGCGTCATATATTAATGATTGTTCTGCATTATCCCTAAAGCAATCATTCAACTTTTCGCCTAATCTTGGAGTTGGAACATCTTCAAATAATCCATTAGACCATCTAAAAGATTTAACCGTTTGAAATTGCTTTTGATTATATTTTATATTTGTTTCATAAATTCCTATTAAAACATATTGATTCTCTGTAAGTTCATTCACATTAATAGAATTCAATATATCAGGAATAGAAGAATCATCATCTTTCAATTCTATATACTTAATTCCTGTATATAATTCATTATCAATATTTCCATTGAATTTTTCGCAAGGAACATCAATCCCTTTTGCTTTACACTTATGTATGACGTTCAAATCACCAGAAACTAGCTTAATACTATTATCAGAATCATATAATTGTTTTGCAAAACCAATAATTTTATTATCATTTCTAGTTGAGTCTAGCCATTCAGGAAAATTATATTCGCAATCAGCAACAATTTCAACATTGTTAGCTTTCTCTATCGCTCTTGATGCTTTTCTAGCTTTATATGCTCTTTCTGCATCACTACTTCCTTTAAGATGATCTATTTCTTCAATAACCACAATTGGTAGTATTACGGATTCATACTCATTAAAAATATCTTCATTATTCATGATACAGTTAGTATCTAAAACTACTTTTCCATGTTGCATATTAATCTCCTTGAGATTATTATTTGTCTGTATTTCTCGACCTTTATAGATATTTCTTATAGTTTAAATAGTCAGGTTCAACTACTGCATAAGATTTCGCTCTGGAATTTTTCTGTTTATTAAGAACTACGTAATTACGTTCATTACCATCCTTCAACAGTCCAAGCAATTTCATGTCTTTATATTCTTGCTGTGTAATTTTGACCAAGTGTAATTTACACTTCCTTTACTTAAATTTGAGTATGACAAGAAGAGATATAAAATATTTATATCTCTTTACTTACCATATACAAGAAAGATGCCACGCTTTAAAACCATTGATATAACTACATTACAGACTACAAATAAAATTCTATGACACCAAATATGATTTATTATAAATTTATCTGTACTTTTTGATACTTATTTCCAAAAATATCAATGTCATATCCATCTCTAATTCTAACTAAAATTTCATCTAAATTTTTATTGTCACTCTTAAAACATTTTAAAACTTGAATCTTTTTTGAAATAAATAATAGGTTTAATGTTAGCATACTATATTTTTTAAAACCAAATTTATCTTCCTCTTTAATTCCAAAACTTTGTTTTAAAATTGATAATATTGTAGAATCACTTGGATTCAATTTTTTTAATTTTAAAATAGCATTATGTTTAACTTTTCTTTCTACTGTATGTTTGCCTTTATCTTTTAAAGTACATGTCTTAACTCTTAAACCATTGATTTTTTTGCCACATTCTTCAATAATTTTGAATATAGCTTCTGCACTTTGCTGTCTATATCTTCCATCTAATTCTTTAGATTGTACTAATAAATCTATAAACTCCTTACTTTTTTCTCCTTTTTGATAATTTGAAACATCAAAAACCAAAATATCTTGTAATATATCTAATGGAGTATTAAATTTTTCAAAAACTCTATAATCATTAGACTCAGATATCATATTAAAGAAATTAGGTACAACCATTTTTTTAGCTATTTGACCAAAATTATCTTCTTCAATAATATACCTTAAATACGAAATATCTCTTATTTTACTTAATTCTTTATTCATGTTTATATTATCAAATACTTTTTTACTTTTATCAATTTCAATTTGGCTCATACTTGATAGTTTGCTACTTGCTTGATATAATTCATTAATTACATCTTTTGATTCACCTTTATATAAAGCATCATTCAAATATGAATTAATTATTTGTGACATATTAACTATACGACCAATATAATTGTCACTCAAAATTACATCAAGTTTTTGTAATGTTGACATATTATATTTTTTCAGCTTCATGCTTCCTTTAACTCTATTAATAGGAGTTGCAAAATGTTGTTCACAATATTGAGCTTTTTGACTAAGTATCTCATTTGGATTTAATAGTATCGTATCTGAATCTGTATCACACCCCTGTAACCTATCAGGAGCATCATTATCAAAAAAATTAATTGCACAAATATTATCTGTAAAATTAAACCACATATTATATTCAAGATGACATTTATTTTTTGTATACATTACATTTCCTGCGTTGATATGTGGATTACGTGTTACACAGAAATCTTGTCCAGTTTTATAATATTTACAATAAACTTCTCTACCTTTCATTATTGATTCATTGTTATATTGACCTATTGAAGCTAGTAACATCTCATAAGGATTAGAAATTAATGTTACATACTTAGAATCTTTCATTCTAATTTTACCTTCTTTTAAATGTCCAATATAATTAGCTATTAAATCACTTTTCATTTTCTTGAATTTTTTTGTATATTGTATGTCTGAATTTACAAGTAACAAAGCACTCATTAATTCAGTATTTTCATATAAATTTAAATCATCTTCGTTTCCTTCTTCTATAATTTTTTCTAATTTTAAACTATTTTTCGCATCACACCCCAAATAATTTTTGAAAACTGCATTATCATTTTTTAATAGCATCACATAGTCTTTTTCTATTTTAGTAATTTCTATTAAATCTTCTTTTGTAAGATTTGGAATACTATTTAGAAGTTGATACGTAGTTCTATTATAATTTCCAAAATTGCCACTTTTATCACATTTAACCACTCCGAATATGTCATCAATATGATCCTGCCAATATTTATAACATCCTTTTAATGTTCCATCAGATACTTTGTAAGCAAATTTTAAAAATTTTAATGAATTAGGTGTAATTATAAGTTTAATTTTATCCGCATTATAAATTTCCCCAAACATATCAGTAAGTGTAGTTATATTATTAGCTTTAAACCATTGTTGTAATTTTGTATTAAACCCACAATCTTTAAACATATCACTTCTAAGTAGCATAAACCCTTTATCTTGTTTTTCATATTGTATAAAAACAGATTCATCTAGTAAGCCTTGCCCATCTGTTAAACAGTTTTTTATTTTTAATGTTTCATTACTTGTAATTATTTCTTCATCATCTTCTCTTGTTACACTTGCTAAACTTTCAAATTCCTTACCGAAAATATCATCTATTAATAATATTTCTGTTTTTGGGTCTAATTTAATAGTATATTCAATTCCAGAAGATATTAAAGATTCATAAGCAAGCAATGAAGTTAAATCAACTTTTTCGTTTTCTTCAAATTCTACATTTAATCTACTTCTCTTTATTAATTTATCTTTCATATCTTCTTGAATATAAAAAGCATAACCATTTTTTGCTTTAGCTGCTCCTCTTTTGTAGAAAATATATTTTACTCCATCTAAAATAAATCCTTTTTCATAAAGATATTTTCTAATTTGTTTCTTATTGGCGATAGTCATTCTTTTACCTTTTTTTATTTTACCTTTTTTATCCGTCCATTCTATATCCTTATTCCAATATGTATAATTTTTATCAAATGTAATGTTAATGATTCTTCTAGTATATTGTTTGTTATTCATTGAATAAAAAGTATATGGAAATAAATTATCCATACGTATTGTTTCTAAAGAATAGGGGATAGTAGCAGAAAATAACTTCGTCAAATCTCTTTGCTTAGATGTAATTTTTTTATTTTCAATAATATCCTTATATATATAACATGCTTCCATGTTCATTATGTATGTATTCTCTTGTTTCATCTGATGCTCCTAATTTAAGTTGATTAATATTTTATCAGAATATTTTTTTATTCTTTTTACAAATGTATTCCAATTTATTTCGCCTTTAATATAATCCCAATAAGTAAAACAACGCAAATTAGCATTTGTTAATGATTTATCTGTAATTGTTTCATTACCAACTAAAGCTTCATCAATTTCAAGATAATGTTCTGCTACTTTATCACATAAATGTTCATATTCAAAACTACCTTCTTTGAGAGTGTCTATATAATCATTTACAGGCTTTTGAGAATCCAAAATGAGTTTTATTATTTTCACATCTTTAATATCTTTAGCTAATATTTTCATCATTCAAAATCCTCCGTTATCTTTAAAAATTCCTTACTTCTCAATTCCAAATCTCTCTTATACTCTCTTCCCTTAATAGAATCCAAATACTTATCACTCAAACCACCCACATTATACTGTTCAGCATCTCTGGCAGCACAATTCACATAAATCTGATCTTCTGTGATTTCAACAATTACTCCTTCAGATTCTCTTCTGTGACATTCTATACATCCATTGCCAACTATGGCAAAATCGCAATTTAAGCAATTATGTACTTCTTGTTTATTAACTTCTTTTATATTTAATCCCTGTCCCATCTGCATTCTCCTCTGCGGTGTCAAACACGCTCATATTTATAAATTTTTCTGGTAATTTCTCATTCTTATCTTTAAATGCTTCTTGAATTTCACCTTTTCTAAAGGTTTCATTGTACTTTCCGTTGTTGGCAACTATAAAGTCACCTGATGTATAGAGGACTGTGAATAATTGATTCTTTGCTTTGATAATCATATATTTATATGTCCTTTCTTATAAGTTGTTGGTTAAGTGGTTTTGGATTCTCTCGTTTCCTAAATTATAATATTTGTCATCATTTTCAAATCCAATATAATTCCTATTAGTATTAATGGCTGCGATAGTAGTACTACAACTACCCATACAATTATCTAATATTAATTCTCCTTCATTTGTATAAGTTTTAATCAAGTATTCTTCTAAAGCAATTGGCTTTTGAGTATCATGTAATTTTTCTTTATCTCTAGGAAAGTATAATAACGTTTTAGGGTATTTTAAATTACCTTCTGTTTCTACAGCCTTAAAATTACCATAGTTATTATTCCTAGAAAATTCTTGCTGATCTTTTCCAATTGCTTTACCTCTTGTATGACATTTCTCACCTTCGGTCATTTGAGGATTGTATATAGGTTATTTATTATAAAAAACTAATATCTCTTCTATATTTCTCATTGGCATCTTTTTAGCATTAAGATGTCCCGTACCTCTATCCTTTTGCCAATACCACTTATATTTATACCATTCAGAATTACTTAATATCAAATAAGCAGAAAACAATTCCATACCATGTAATACAATTACTCCGTTTTCTTTAATAATTCTTCTATATTGATTCCACAATAATTTCAAATCAATTATAGAATCCCATTTGTTTTGAGTTGTTCCATAAGGTAAATCACACAATATCATATCTATTGACTTATCATTTATGTATTTCATTCCTTCTAGACAATCTTGATTATATACTTTATTAATTTCTAAAATCTTTTTCACCTCTTTTCAGCCGTTGAAATTACTGTTTTATGTACTTTTCAAGCACTTTTTATACATATTTAATTCTTCAAACTTCATATCAAAATATTGTTTTGCTATCTCTGGATATTGATCTTCAAATTCTCTTAAATATCTTCTAGAAGCATAATCTTTCTCTTCTCTACCTTTACCATCAGTGATAAAAACATATTCTCGCAATGATTGTTTCTTGAAAAAAACTAATTTGATTACACCATCTTGCAATAGTTATATAGACTCCTTTAAATGGACTCTTTTCATAATTCTCATGTCTCATTATGTAGGGAATACAACCGTAAGTCATTAATATTCTAATTCTCTCAAACAAATCTATAATATCTTGCAACCAGAATTGATCATCATACTTCTCATTCCTATCAAATCCACAAAAAACGTACAGTTTAGTATTTGAAGAATATGGATCAGTGAATTGTCTCCAAATTTTCATCTTTTCTTCAACTACTTCTCTGTCTTCAATATTATCAAAAGCAAATATGTAATCACCTTTATATTTACTTTTACTGAGTAATTCACTTTTCTCTTTAGTAAGTAATCTTTCATCCAACCCTTGCTTGAATTGAAATGGTCTATTATAGCCCTGAATATCTATTAGCATTTCTTTCCATTGAGGATGTCCAAGGAAATTATCATCCAACAAACAAATGTATTTTCTACTTGGATCATAAAATTCTTCAACTGGACTTGCTAATTCTACATAGTCATAGTTTCTATTCACACAGAATGGACATTTTCTAAAACACTTTCTTGTACGATAACCAATAGAATAATCTGTGTAATATTCAAATTCTTTGGCTTTCCATCCCTGATCTATCATTGATTGTATCCATTCATCATATAAATGATAATCTGGCATATGATGTTCAATATTATAGGGTAGGGGAGTGGCTTTATCATAATGGAAACCTGTACCATTATATTCTACAAAATCAAGAGTTAAAAAATCTTCATCTATTTCTGTATCAGTAAACACTTTTGAAATAAATACTTTATCATATTTGAAGTTTTCTTTTTTAAAACAAGGTATCATTTTTTCTCTTAATAATTCATTTGTTTTAGGATTCTGATTTTTAGAATATTTTGAAATTGCTTCTTGATATTCACTCCAAATATTAGTGTCAAAATACAAATTCCTATAATCAATAACTAATTCAATGTTATGTCCTTGATCTTTATAATATCCTGATATTTTTTCACTGCATAAATTAGGAAATCTATGTGACTTTCTTCCTGCCAAATCTGCATCAATTACTGCTATATTCAATAACTCAAATCTCCTCTCCGAGTGCATAAAATGACTCTTTTATACATTGTTGATTAATGCTTATATAAAATTTTCTTACTCAACTTAATTTTCTTGACTAACTTATTTTGTAACTTATCATAGTTAGCCCACAAAATCTTATTCTGATTTACTATCTTCATAATGCACCTCTTGTTAAAAACACTAATAAAATGAACAAAGAATAGATATAAATTTCAGTTCTAAACTCAAAAATGAATATGGATACCTTTAAGCACAATTAATTAAATTATACCTATTTAATTAATCATTTTACGTGCATTAGCTAATCTGTCCCTAAGTATATTTCTCTGTTCATCTGTTAAATCTCTCTTGATTCTCTTTTTAGCCTTTACAATATCAGCTACCTTAGAGAGATCAGCTTCAGGGAAGGTATAAGTCTGCTCATTATCTCCACACTGTAAAGATGTAAAGTGTACCTCTATATCGGATAATTCCTTTAATCTATTCTTAGTATATCCATTAGTATTGAATTGGATTGCTAGGGTAGAGGGATTGTAACGATAAATCTGTACTCCACGCTTGCAACGTATATAGTTATCATCTTTATTAATAGATGGTTTACCAGTAGAATCCTTTTGTTTGGCTACGAAATATGTATCTTTATATTTTAGCATTGTTGTGTGTTTCACCTCCTTTTATATATATATTTTTAGTGTTATAGACTATAAAATAACTTATATTATATAGTCTT